AACATCACGCTATGGCTGATCGATCCAGTGGATTCTGTGTTTTCGCTGACCTGATCGTGGCTGCCAAGGATCTTCGTAGAGAAAACAAGAAAGTAGCGATTCTGGATGTTGACGGTCATCATGGTGACGGGACGGAAGAACTGGCTATCAGTGATCCGGACATTTTGACTTACTCCATTCACCACTTCGGAATCTTTCCGGGAACCGGGCTGAAAGATAACTTGCTTACCAATGCGTACAACTGGCCCCTCACTAAAGATTCAGGAGACAGGGAACTCATGCAAGGAACAAATGACTTCCTAGACGTTGTGGGTGGCTTCCGCCCGGACTACATTTTTGTTACTGGGGGCGCTGACGGTCACAGGCTTGATCCTTTAACCGGATTGAATTACAGCATTGCTGGTTTAGAAGAATCCATGAGGATGGTTCGGGCGACTTACCCGACAACCCCAATCCTTTTTGGTGGTGCAGGCGGATACCAACCGGACGGCGCGACACCTTTGGCTTGGGCGAGAATGGTAACGGCTCTAGCCAGTTAATTTGAAAGATTACTAAAGTTAGCCCCAGTGAAGTCGTTCAATTGACCGAAACTCATTGGTGCTACAAGCGGGATGTTTCCACCTTTAGGCTCGTACAAAGCCAAAAGTACTGCTTCGGCTTGGTCGGGGCTGGAAACACCCCGCCTTTTCATTTCCGCTTTTCCTTCTATCTGGATTCGGCCAGCACTGTCGCTTTTGAATGTTGGGCCAGCCAACTGAGACAAGACCTTGCGCTCAACGTTGAGACGGACATCTTGCTGCCCTTCGCTGTTCGGCTGGAGCAGCGTTCGACCGTTCCACCACAACTCCGCCCTCATGTTTTTGAACTTCTCGCTGTCTTTTGCTCTCTCAGCCACGTTCACGGGAACAATCTTAGACTTGTGTTTTCCTTCCTTCTCCCACTTTTGAAGCATTGACACGACCCCCCAGCCCACTCCAATGGTGTCTATCTTGACTCTGACAGGCTCAGAAATCTCAAGTTTTTCGTGTTCTGCTTCAGCGTCGTGAATATGCCTCAAACACACACCTGCCACATCTACGGCGTTCTCGTTAACAGAACCGGATGTCCGGTGAATGATTTTTGCAGTAAACCCGTTCATTTTGGCGATAACGAACTCGTCTCCTCCATCCGCCGCAATGTCAATCCCAAGCCTAATTTTCGATCCCTCAATCGGATTGTCGTTCGTCAAAGACTTCTCGCACCATCCGAACGGGATTACCTTGTTGGCGGTTGACCGTGGGAACCGGGCGTAAACACGGGCCTCTACGAAAGGGGAATCTTCACCGAACTCAGCAACAACGTCATCCACCCATCTCTTGTCTACGAGATGTTTAGTGATCAAATGCCTTTCCACTTGTGGTGGACAAGTTGTGCATACTCCTACTTCTTCTCCAGTGAAATTTGGTGTGTCAAACGCGCTGATAGTGATTGGGTTAAATAGCGGGGATGCGTAGCAACGCTCAAACCATGAATCCTCTTTATCGGTAGGCGGGTTACCCAACAAAAGCAAGCGAGTGTTCCCGCCCGTCATTAAGGCTTCTAAGGCTTGACCAACTACCTCCCCGATACCACCGGCTTCATCTACCACGATCAAAAGATTAGGTGCGTGGATTCCCTGTGTTGCCGCTTCATCGTAAGGACTAGGGCTGAAACCGTACGCAACTACGTCGTTATTGATTTTCCATGTTTGAGTTAAAACCTCACCCGGCAATTTAGCCAAAAAATGACATCTACGGATGTGAGGCCAAATAATGTTGCGAACCTGCCGGTGCGTGGGGGCGATAGTGATAGCCAAAGCGGTTCCGGGTTCGTGAGCAGCGATCCACCAAGAAACTATTCTGGCAGATAAGTGAGATTTTCCGGGTGCGTGAGACGCCGCCACGACTGTTCTTTGGTTTTCTACTACTGATCGGGCAATATCAACTTGCTTAGACCACAAGGATTCTCCTAGCCCTTTACGAATAAAACCTACCGGGTCTCCCTCGTAGATAGCCCAAGGATTGTTTCCTTCAGCCTCAAGCAGCATCCCCAAGGCGTTTTTCTCGTCGGCGGAAAGATTCGCGTAAATAGACAATCTTTCTGTTGATTCAGCAGAGAGAACCTTATCGACCAGTCTCATCTAAACCCCTTAAGCCTCTAGAGCGCGGCGTTCCAAAATTCGGTTTACTTTACGTTCCAACTCTTCCGTGGAGACGTTTATGTTTATTGGCCCTCCCTCTGGCCCCGATATTTCTGTCCTGTCGTGACGCCCCCACTTTTTTGGTTGTTTGCGTTCTAGTATCCATGCGCTCGCCTGCCAAGCCCCATTTTTTGCGGCATGATCAATGTTCATCACATGCCCGACTATTCCTTCAGCGTCGGCTATTTCTACTGCCTCTAAAAATTCAAGGAACGGTGTTTCTTTTTCTTCTATTTCTAGCCCTGCTGCTTGGCGTTCCCTTTGGGCTTGGCCTCTTGACATCCAGTTGTAGAAGGTTCCTACGCTGATTCCTACGCTTTTGCATGAGTCGTCTATGTACGATCCTGCTCTTAGCATGGTGGTGATTGCTTCTAGGCGTGTCTCGTTGAGTAGGGTCTTCCGTCCTGCTTTTTTCTTTGCGGGGGTTATCTCTGACATTTTCTTATGTTACTACGTTCATGTGTATTGTCCGATTGATTCTGCCGCGAATTGTGTTTTGTGGGCTGAGGCGAGGGATCTTCCGACTTCTATTTGTGTTCCTAGTGTCCGGATTCGTTCTTTGACTGCCCTGACTTTTGCTGCGCTTAACTCGTATTCTAGGTTTTCGTCGCGGGTCTCGTAGTTGGCTATTTGTTTTCTTAGTTCCATGCTTCCGGTGTTGTCTAGGAACGCTCTGGCGTAGGAGACTTCGTAGGTTTGTTTTGCTCTTACGGATTCTTCGTCTATTTGGGAGTATTCTTCTGTGGCTTTGTCTAGGAGTCTTGATAGTTCCGCTAGGCGTTCTAGTGATTGTGAGTGATTTGGCATCATAGGGTTAGTCTAGTGGGGTTTAGTTTTTTTTGTTATGGTTGTGTGAAAAGTGTTCCTCGTGTCGTCGTGGAAGCGATTCGCGCAACGTCCATGTCATTAGATGCGTAGGCGAGCCTTCGCACTCCTAAGATTCCGTAAACGGCGTCCCCTAGAGTAAACCCTAGAATAGTTTCTGCCGGTCTTCCTAGTTGTACCGTGAGGGTGTCTTGGTCTGCGACCGTGGTCACTTTAACGTGCCTTATCCGTATACCTACTTGAGCGTGTATTTTTTTTCCGACTCGTATCGTTCCGCTGTTACTCATATTACTAGAGTATCAGGATATGCGTTTTGGGCGAATGTTCCAGTCTAAATATTTGGTTAGATTACCTAAAAAAGTTAACCAGTTTTAAGGGTTTGTTTCGACGTTGATTAGGCTGATGGGGTGTCTGTATCCGGCTTCGATAAGAATATGGTTGTAAGGCCTGCCGATGGCGTTTAGGAGCAAATTTAGTTCGTAGTCGTTGAGTTGCGTGAGTATGGGGAGTATTTTGTCTAGGTTTTTTTGTAGGTCTTGGATACGTTGCATCCGGGTGTAAGGCATTATTTGATGCTCATTCCAACTCTTTAAGTTCCGTCTTGTGTATGAGGCGGGTGTTTTCGGTGTCGTATGGGGCTGGTTCCCCTAGCGCCCACGCTTCCTCCATGTTTATCCATCCCCAAACATCTACTGTTTTGAATTCTACATCAGGTATGTGGGCGGCGAAAAGTATAAGGTTTTTGTTTAGTTGATGTCTCCGGACGGCGGCGGATTGTCCTGTTCTTACTCTACGAACTTCAATGTTTGTTCCTACGTCAGGAACTTCACGATATTTGTTGTGTTCAGTTGAGTACCAGTAGTGACCGGGCCAATACCTGTTTGTTGCTTTGGCAACTGCTAGTTCGCAAATGCAGGCTGCTTGTTGGGCTGTCCTGTCGTCTTCCATGCGTTTCTGGTCGTAATGCGGGGCGTTTCCTTTACCCCAGTTTGCCGTGAATCGTTCTATTCCAACGTGGCAAGCCCATGAGTATTCCCAAGGATCTAGTTCGACAATCATTTTTCCCTTTCATGGATTTCACTATTTCTATTGATTCCGATATTCCAATCCAACAGTTACACCCCTGATTTGCGATAAAAACGTTTGGTTCACGGCACAAAGGAGCCAGTTTGTTGAGTGAACAGAGTAAAACTTCGCGGTCAATAAAATCAGACATCAAGATTTTCCTTAACTAATCGTTTTCGTTCTCCTCAATAATGCAACTTTGGCAGAGAAGCCTCCAGCCTTGAAACACTTCAGCGCCCGGACTGTGGCATCGCTGGCAAGTAACTAGCAAATCTTCCATATCGTTATTTCCACCCCCGGATCCCCATAGGTTTTTTCTACTTTCAGATCAATCACTTGAGAATCATCCTTCCAAATGTGTGAATCTGTGAGCGCATCAAGAACGGCGCGAGTTAACTTGTCAATATCTGGCCGGACGGCAGGCGTTGAGTATTTAGGTTTCAAAGGTTTCTTCATACCGAAAACCAAAATAACTCCCACTGGGCCGTCTGCGTACCCGTCCCAATTTTGTTTAATTCTTTGCTGAATAGCAGTCGCCGTTATCGCGTTGCGCCAATTTTTTAAGGCCACACCTGCCTGCTCAACCATTGCTACTTTTCCATGCTTAGTAACAAAACCGCGCTTAGAACCTTGCGGAGTTGGTTTACCTACAACAGTGAATTTGATCATTATTTTTAGGCAACGTTCGGCTTTTCAACGTCGGCTAACTCTTCCTTTGGCTTTTTAGGTTTTCTCACAATAGTGTCCCGAAGAATTTTGTACACGGATTGTTCCGTGACTCCCATTGCGGCGGCGATCTCCCTGTATGTGATTCTTTTTTTTCTTAAAGACAGAATGACTTTCTTCCGTGTCTTAGATATTTCCTCAATAGCGTTTTGATGGTTACGCATACGGTTAGTTAAAGCCTTAACTTCTTCCAACTCAGGATAGTCATCATTGATATCCATGCTGACAATATTTTCAGTAACTATGGTCATTAGTTTCCTCTTTCTTGGGGTTTTCTAATCCTATACTCCGGACGGGAGAAATTGAACTTGGGTTTGGGGGAATGAAAGGAGTCGTGATGGGATACTTATCATTCCCTATCAATAGCCACCAGTTAGCATGTAAATCAGCAAAAGGCGTCTCTTCAGGAGACCATCCGGGGTGTAAAAGCCAACCGTGCTCGTAAGACCTTTTCCTATAAGACTCGATTAGGCCGTGGCATCCGCTATTTCCCGTACCACATATGACTAGCAAATTTGGGCTTGTGTTTATCCATCCAACTTTCGTTCCACCCATTTGACGAGGGCGGCGGTGGTGGACGCTCATGGTTTCTAAAGATCCCCAGCAGACCTCACACCCGTTACTTGCTCGTTCCATAAGAACATCTCTATCAATATTGCTCACAACTTATCCGTTTCTTTGAAAGATTTTTCAAGCAAAACCTTGACATCTCGTGGCATTGGAACAGCAGCAGCAGCAGCAGCAGCGGCAGCCTTCCTTTGAGCCTCTTCACTAGCGAACTGTTTTTGTTGTTTCCGTAAAGAACGCCAAGCCCTATTCACATGGGCAGGCATCAAAGAATCAGTTGTTTCCCTGTAATGATCAATAACAATCTTTTGAGCGACCGAAGGTGTCAAATCAGAATCTAAAGTTTCCGACCACGCAGTAGCCCTCGCTTGGGCATCTTCCCGGCTAGGGGGTTTGAGACGGTTGTCTAAAGTGACCGCAACAGCCAAAACAGTTGCTGCTTCAGAAGGGTTCACTATTCCCCTCCAACTCTAGGTAAGGATTGTTCAACATTTCCGCTGCTTCAACATAAGTTTTGGTTCCGGAATTTGAAGAACTTGGCAAAGGCTCATCTTCCCACCTTCCGTCGTTTATCCATGTGCTCGCGTGAGCAGTAAACTCATCGGCCCTATTAGGATCGGCGGAGTATCTTTTCGCTCCCTCAATCAAAATATTCGGGTCAACTGATTTGACCGTTTTCGCCCACGCCTTCTTCGCTGCCTGCTTTGCAGCCTTCCTTGGGTAGAAAGACCAAAACTCAGCGAACTGATCATTACTTGTATGAGTTATTGTGTATGAGTTACTTAATTGGGTATAAGTTAGTTCGTCACAGGCGGGGCACCCCGTGTCGTCACAGGCGGGGCAGGTGTCGTCACAGGCGGTGCAGGTGTCGTCACAGGCGGGGCACCTACCTTCTTTTTTGGTGTACTTAGGGCAATCCAGAATTTCATTCCAATGAAGATGGTATTCATTACTCGTCCAGTCACCCGACCCACTCATTCTCTGATTCTCGCAAATAGCGCCCTTAGAGACCAGTTC